GCGATCATGCCACCGGCTGCGTTACCCGGAAGGTTCAGCTTGATGTTCGCGCGGGCAGCGCCCAGTGCCGTCGCGACCGCAGCGGAGTAGTTCGCCGTGATCGGGATGTTGATGGGCTGGAGGCGGATGGATGCGACCAACGCAGGCAAGCCGGTGGTGATCCACGCGACCGCGGCAGCGTTGTCGATCTCCAGCGGCGTCGGTACGAGCTTGATGTCGTTCACCGCGTACAGCTTGTCGATGTACGCCTGCACGGCCGGCGTCAGCAGCCCCTGTGCCTTCAGCGAGGCCTCCAGCGCGGCCTTGGAGTCCTGGTATGCCTTGACTGCGGCCTCAGTGCTACCCGTGGCCTTACCGACCGCCTCAGCCTCAGCCTGTGACGCCAGTGCCTTGTTCTGCAGTGCCTGCTGGTTGGCGACGGCCGCGGCGCTGGTGCCTTCGATCGCGCTCTTGTTCGTCTTGAGTGCAGTCGTGGCCGAGTTGGTAGCAGCCGCGTCAGCGGTCTGCGCCTGCATCAGCGACAGGGACTTGCCGTTGAGAATGTCCAGCTGCGTCTTCAGCATCCCCGCTGCGTCTGACTCGATGTACATCTTCGCGGCGGCAGCGGCGGTAGCGTCGGCGGTCGTCTGCTGCCCCGCAGTTGCGGTGGCCAGTGCCGCCGCCGTGGTCCCGATCCTGGCAGCCAGCGCCTGCTGTGCGGCCGCCTGGGCGTTCCCTCCCGCGGCGGCTTTCGCAGTGGCGGCGTTGTACGCGTCATAGGCCTGCTTGGCGGTGTCGAGGGTCTGGGCCGCGTTCTTGGTGGCGGCGGAAACCTTGGTGACGGCGTCGTTGAGGGCACTGTGGTAGCGGGCCGCCTCGAAAGCGGTTACGCCGGTCTTCTTGAGTGCCTCATTGACGCGGGTGAGCGGTCCCGGCAGCCCGAGGGCGGCGCCCGTCATGTCGGCGTAGGTGATGTTGATCAACTTCCCCGCCGCGAGGGTGCCATCTTTGGCGAGAGCGTTTGCCTTCTCAGACACGGTCTGGTCGTCGATCGCGCCCTTGCCGCGGATCAGCGCATCCGTCAGGCTATTCGCAGCCTGTGTGTTCGCGCGCTGCGAATCCGCGAACGCGCTGTACGCCAACGTCGCCACAGCGACGACCGCGCCAATAACCCCGGCAGCGATCGTCAGGGTTCGGACCCCAGCGGCGGCGACCTCCGCGGAGATGCCCATAGCCTGGAGGGCTCCGCTGACGGCAGCGACCTTCCCGGCGGAGGCTCCAACAAAGCCGAGCGCGGTGCCCAGCGCGGTGATCCCGCCACTGAGCAGCGACCACAACTGGAAGCCGATGTAGACCGACGACGCGAGCTGTATCAGGGTCGCGAGGACGTTGACGGGTATGGCGTTGATGAGGTCGCTGAAATCCTGCAGGATAGTCAGCGCCCCCAAGCCTAGGGGGGCGATCGCGTCCAGGAGGTGCGCGAAGGCGCCCACGATGGACCCGATGGCCTGCATGACCTGCGGGAATACGGAGCGCACATAGTCACCGAAGGCGACGACGCCCGGGCCGGACATCATCGCAGCGAACCGTTGCGTCAACGTCAGGATGTACACGCTCGCGTCGCGACCCAGCGGGGCGAGCATGATCATCGCTGACACGAGGCCGTTTATCAGCACCCCGGCCGTCTTGCCAGTGATGACGGAGAACTCGCCAATGAGACCGTTCAGCGCGGGCATCTTGGTCTGCAGGTCGGCAACGGCCTGCTGGAACGGGCCCAGCACGCCCATCGCAGCCGCATGGCCGAGGGTCGTCAGATCGCCCTTCAGGGTGACTAGCATCGCCGAGAACTGCCCACCCAGGGCGGTCCCCTTCCCTATCTCCTGGACAATGCCGACGAGCGCCAGAACACCCGCCACGCCCATCGCGCCGAAGCCGAATCCCAGACCGACCGTGGCCTGGACGATAGGCACCAGCGCCGGACCCAGGAGAAGGACCGCGGCAACGATCGCGCCCATGCCCCGGCCTGCGTCCTGACCGGACTTGGCAATCTTCTTGTTGCCCGCGTCGACCTTGTCCTCGGACGCAGCAACAGCGGCCAGCTTGGCTTCCGCAACAGCAGTGTCGGCCTTCACCTTGACGTCGATGGGATCCCGGAAGTCGAGCTTGTTGGCCGCCGCCATGATGGCCGCGATTTTCTCATCAGCGACGGCCGTGTCGGCCTTCACCTTGACGTCGACGTCCTTGCCGTCGAGCTTGTCAGCCCTGGCTTGAGCGCTAGCCATCCCCTTGTCGAAGTCGCCCATGTCGAGCCTGAGGTACGCCACAAGTTCACCGACGTTTAGTGCCATCGCCGCACCCCCTCGGTTTTAGGTCTGTTGGAAGTGCCTGCCAAGACGGGAGCCGGGCACGGGAAGCATCGACCCGTCAGCGAGCGGCAGAAACTGCAGTCGGGCGTCGAGCAGGCCCAGGATGCGGACCCGCAACCAGCGCCACGACCGGGATGCCATCAGCACCGGGTCGCCGACGTCGATACCCCGGTCAGCCAGGTCGCACTCGATCAGCGACCACTGGTCCAGGAGGGCGCCCCAGGTCAGGCTTTGCTGGCCTTGGGGGCTTTCCGGTGACCCGTC